CTTACCGTTAACTATTGTTGCTGTGTACTCTATATCTGCTTCGTCTTCTTCACCGTCGTCACCTGTAGCATAACCTTGAAACTCTCCATCAAAATGTTCAGGATCAAAGGCTTCTGTTTTATCACCTTCTGCAAACTGACCCATCATCTCCTCAAAGCCTTGCTCAAGTTGATCTTCATATTTGCTTTGATTTACAAGTCTATCAAAGTCAGCTTTACTGTAGTTGTCTTTTGGATCGATACCTCTTGTTGCTCCTGGCGTTGCAGGGCTTGCACCAAGTTGATTGATGCCTGGAACTCTTAATTGCTGTCCTACTTGAATAGCTGCATCGTCGTCTAAACCGTTGATTTCAATAATGTCGCCTACAGACATACCTGATCTTCTTGCTAAGTCTGTTACAGTATCACCTTTTTGTACAATGTATAAGTCGTCTTCTTCATACCCACGCATATTACTAGGATCCATTTCCATATCGCCTCTTGGCGGATAAACGTCATTCTCGCCTAAATCATCAGGTCCTAGTTCTGTTGCTTTAGTTGCTTCACTTACTAAGTTATAAATGTACGGGAATACATCTGCTAATTCTTCATTAAACTGTTTAATAGTAAGTTGATCAATCCAATTTTCTTTTACATCAGCTGGCACATCTTCCATCATTGGTGTTTCAAATGCTGCAAATGCTTCTGCATAATATGCTGGCTTTTGAAGTGATCCAATTGTTTTCTTAACTGTAGCAATACGCTCTTTAACAATATCTACATATCCTGCAAGACTTTCTGCCATTACAGCCGAACGCCCCATGTAGTTTTTAAACTTGCGTAATTTTGACATCTCTTCTGATAACCCTACAATATGTTTACCAAAGTCATCGTATGTGTTTCCACCTTCAGCAACGTGTCTTGCCATTGCTCTAGCACCGCTTAGGTGTTTGAATGGATAACGGAATCTTTCGCCATCGGCACTTTCAATATAAATTTTACCAATTTTTTGTGTGCGCCCAGTTGTAGTTTCTTGGTTAATACTTTCTGTATGTTTAATTACAATACGTGCTTCGCCTATTTTTTGGTAACTAATTTTGCTAGTACCATATAACTTTGATTCATTCATGTTGTCATCTCCGGTAGATCGTTTTGCAAGATATGCATAATCTTTTTTCTCTAAATTACTTTTGGTAATATCCCTAACTTCAAAATTTAGTAAACGCTTCTTTGCAAACACTCTTAATTCTTTAAGAAAATTATACCAGTTAGATTGTACAAGTTCATTCTCGTTTTGTATAAAATCTTTACTATATATTATAACAAGGCTTCCTGTGTCGTTGTCGTCGTTCAAGCTAACACTTACCTTACCTAATTTATCACCTTCATCTTCATATGCAAAATCAAAAAATCTTGCATTTACAGGCTCAGTTATGACCTTGCCGTCTTGGTCACCTATAGTAACAGTTGAAAATCTTCCTTTAATCTTATTGAAAAGATCTTCTGATATTTTTTTAAAATCTAACATGTAAGTATTTATCAATAATTACTACTAACGAAGATCGGCATTGGTGCTTCGTAATCTTCAATATCATCTGCTTGATTAAATGTGCTGTATACTCGTGGATCCCAGTCTTTAAGTACACTCATCATTCTAATAGCAAGTAATGTAGAACTTACTAAATCGTCAGTCATTCCGCTTTTTGCTTGATAGCTTGAACCAGTTGCTACATATCCTTTTAACTCAGATATAAACGGTTTTGAATTAATTTTCATTTTATCGTTTTCTATCATAGTTTTTAGCCGACTACATGCGGTAACTTTAGTACTATGCGTAGTATTAAATCCTTTGCGGAATTTACGAACATGTCCTTTACGCATTGGTTCACTTACAAACAATCCTGGAATGTTTTCTTCTCCGTAATCGTTTATAACAATAAGTGCAGCTTCGCCTAAACCGTTATTTTCTACACTCCAGTATATACCTTGGGGGTTATTAGTTTCCTGTTCTATATATTTGCATATATCTGACAAGACTCTAATTTGCCCTGGTATAGCAGTTTGATTGTGCTGCCATTCTGCTACTTGTTCGTATGTAGGAAGTTCGAACACTTGTATTGCAGAATTATCGCCACCGGTCCCCATTGATGGATCAAGTGCAATACAATATGTATATTGACTTGTAGGTTTTTTATACCAGCGTGTTTGTCCCATATTAAGCATAGGACTATTACCTTCCATTGCACTAAGTCTTAAACTATTAATAAGTGTTTCGTCAAATACTAAGAATTCACACCCGTATTCACGTCTAAACTTTTCTTCGCCGATACGTCCAATTTCTGCGGCTTTCCATTCTTCGTCTCTATCAGGATGTTCGCTCCATTCAGCAACAAAACTATGAAAGCCATTTGACCCTAATTCAGTTTCATTACCGTGTGCGTCAAACTTTTCTTCTGCTTGTTTCCAAATAGTAGCAAATGTATCTTCATCTGAGTTTGGTGTGCTTGTAATAATAGCACGACCACCTGTTGCTAGTGTAGGTGATATTGAAGTCCAAAACTCTTCCGCAATATTAGGTTGTACAAATGCAAACTCGTCACAGTATAGTAATGAAATACTCATACCACGTCCAGTATTTCCAGTAGTTGTTTGTGCTACTATACGTGATCCGTTTTCAAACTCAATCGAACCTTTATTGTAACTTGTAACACCTGCTCTAATATGATCTGGACAAGTTTCATATACATAGCGTATACGTGCCATAATCTCTTGTGCGCCTGTATATTTGTGTGCTGCTACAAGTACAGTTTGATCAGGATTGAACATTGCATACCATGCTAGGTATATACTAGCACACGTAGTCTTACCTGTTTGCCTAGGCATCATATTGATATTAAATCGATAGTTATGGTACGAGTGCATTAACCGTAGTTGATATTCATACGGATCAAACAAAAGTTTACCTTTTACAGGATGTTGTATAAATGCAAAGTGACGTGCGAAGTGTAAATACCCTTCGTCAGGATCCATACACTTGACTAAGTCTTCTACTTGTGCATTTGTAAATGTTTCTTTTTTATTCGCCTTTTTAATTAAGACGCCGTCTAATGATGCTGCCATACTATTATTTACTCAAAAAAATAGCACCATAGGGTGCTATTTGGGTCCGTTCGCTCAGTCGGTAGAACGTTCTTATTTTGATAATTTTTCTTTTAATGCTGCTGCTAACTCTTTTGCAATACTTGCTTCAATAGCCATTGGGTTATCGCCGCCTGCTGCTGGTGAATATGCTTTTTTAACTTTATGCATGCCACCTGCAAGATCTTTAACCATATGGTGTGTATCTTTGTATTCCGGTTCATCTTCTGATCCGTCAGGTGAATTTTCCCATTCTTCTATTTCTTCATCTTCGCCCATGCCACAAGGTGCTTCTTCTGGTTCGTCCAACATTCTCATTTTTGAGACCATGTCATCATGTCCATCTACATGAGCATCTGCCTTTGGCATATCTACTTGTGCGCTAACTCCGGCATTTTTAAGAACATTAAGTAAATCAGCAACTTCTTCTGTACTTGATCCGTTTATTGAAATGTTCATCGAAGCTTCTGTAAGCATCTCTAGTGTTTTTTTCATATTCATGATAATACCGCCTTACTGTTTTCTTCATTACTAATATCCTGACTTTCGCCTGTTGGAGTATCTGCAATCGGATCGTGTTCTTTTTCTTTTCGAACAGTTTCAAGCTCTTTAAGTAAATCCATTACTCGTGCTTCGCCTGCCATTGATTGTCCGTCTTCGGATTCTAATTCTTCTTTTGTAAGTTTTATACTATACGGTTCGTCGGATTTTTCTTGTTGATACTCTTCCTGTGCTTCATTTGGATTACGTACTATAATATAACTTTGAGAAATATTACAACAATTACCAACATATTCTTGCATTACTTGCTGTGTTGTAGGATATTCAAGTTCTACTTCATAATATGTAACTTCCATATTTTGTAGTTGCGGAAAGTCTAAAGGACGTTCTTGTATTGGTGTTCGTTTTCCACTAGATAAATTTAGTAGTTTGTATTTGTTTAATGCTGTTTCTAGTTTATCTTCAAACCCTTCTGGAACTGGTCCAGCAACACCTATTTTAAATTCATAGGTCTTTTTTGATTCTGTTAAAAACTCTGCGAATTTTTTCATTGTAGTATCCTATCTATTAGTATTATTTATCCATGTTCTTAAGTTTTTCTAGTAGACTATTACGATCACTAACTACGTGGCCTTCTCCAGTAAACATGCTTCCGTCATCAGTAGATGATTCTTTATCCATTTTTTCTTTTTTAAGTTGTAATTCAACCATTTTTAATTTTTTATCTAGTTTTGCAACTTTAGCATCTAGACCAGTTTTTAAAAATGTACTAGCTACTTCGAATACTCTACCGCTATAACGTGCTTCTACGTTCATACCTAGATCTGTAAGATCTTCATAACTCTGTAATGCTCGTTCTGCAATATCGTTAAGTTCATTATCGGCCATTTCACCTAGTCCTTTGACACTAGGCAATGCATTTGCAATCTTATCAAACTCGTGAATATCGTTTTGCATCGATTCTTGTTTTTTAATATCCGACTTTTTTATTTTTTTATCGTTTACTTCGGGTAAGTCTAATAGTTCTTCTAATTTTTTGGTCATCGTATTTCCATTATATGCTACTATTATTTATCTACGTTTACCAGCATGGTAAATATCATTCTCTGTTACAATCCTAAATGTAATACCTTTTTGTTTACACCAGGCTCTTGCCGCTTCCCATTTTGCTTGATTAACAATGTAGTGTGCTTGATTATGTTTACTTCGTCCTACTTTTTCTTTTATTGCTTGATTTGCAGGTTTAATTTCTATTAATTCAACTTTTTGCTTACTAGAATTAGTAGTATATACTATGAAGAAATCTGGTACATATATTGTTTGTCTACCAGTTAGCGGATTTCTATAAGGTATTTGTACAGCTTCACTTGCCCATTGTGCTATACTAGGATGTTCGTCACAAAATTTCATAAAAGTAAATTCCCAGCTACTACGATATGTAGGAACTTTCGTACCTACGTATTTTTCAGGATACGTAGGTGAAAATCTACCTTGTGCAAATCTACCCATTTATAAAATAATATTTCTTGTTTCGGATAATTCAGATTGTGTTGGAGTTTTATATCCGAGCGTACTTGAAGACGGTCTATCAAAATTTAGTACTTCGGTAACTAATGCACTCAGCTGTACTCTTTCTAATGTTTTTAAAGTGTCTAATAGTTTAAAAACATTTACATTATCTATTTTCGCTTGTTGTAATAACGATCCTGATACTGCAATTGCTGCTTGTTTGTCAAAATCTCTCTTTTCAAAAAACCCTACAACTGCATCTACTTGATTTACTGGAAAACTTAATGGTTCGTCATAATAATCATTAAAGAATTTTTTTACTTTGGTTGCGCTATCATTAGCAGGTTGTGTCGGTAATGCATTACTCATTATACGTTCCTTAATCCTTTTGTTTCACTTGCTCGATGCACAATATTATTAGCTAGTCCTGTAATCTGACTGTCACCGTTTGATATAGCTGTTGTTGCTTCTTCTACTAGACTAGTTTTTTGAGTTGCTGTTAAGTTATTAAAATCGTTAAGTGTTCCGCCGCTGCCTACTAACCCTAAATTAAATGCTTGTTGTGCAGTAGCATTAGCAACACTCGAATTACTTCCAATTGTTTCTAATATTTCGTCAGCTTCTAATTCTCTTCGTTCTTTATCAGTTGATACTTGTGTAGCTAATACCTCATTGGCATTTGCTGATCCATTCGGAAATAGCACATCACTTATTCCGCCGGTTGGATTATTTATTATATTAGATAATCCGCCACTAAAAATATTAATACCTTCTTGTACAATTCCGCCACTAGTTAACTCTTTTGCATTTTTAAATGTATTAGTAGCAGATAACACTGTACCAAGTGTATTTCCTAAACTAAAATTACCTTGTGCATCTGTAAATGCTGTGCCGTTTCCTACAGCACCAAAAATATCTCCAATACCAGCAAGCACACCGCCTTGACCAAACAAGGTTGAAGTGCCGCCACCCGCTAATGTTATCGGACTAGGTCTAGTATCATAATGCTCTTGTCCAAAGCCTCTAGGTGACCCTTGGCTAACTGGCCCTCTACTATATAACACGCTTTCGTCTGCAACTGTAC